TCGACTTCGTCGAAGAGAACACCGGCATCAGCTTTCTTGAAGGCGGCTTCGACCAGAAAGCCAGAGGCAAGCTCTATGGCTGGCTCCATGCTGGCACATTGCACATCACTCGCAAGGCGCTGCAGCAAGGCCTCGACGGTTACGGGTTGAAGCCTTTCTGTCGTCGCCTCCAGGAGCACAACGCCATCGAGCAGAACGGCAAGGTGTTTACATTCCGAACGCCTGAGTCAGTCACCGGCAACCACGACCTGACCAAAATCAGAACCTACAGAATCAACATGGAAGGACTGCGGCAATTCGTCGGAGTCAAAACAGCAGAGGACTACACAGTATGAGTACACTAACTGAAGCAGCACAGCACATGGAGCAACAACGCAAAGAGGTCGACGACCTCCTGCAAGCACGTCTGCAACTCGTCGCACAGAAGCAAGGCGTCACGGCTAGCATCACAGAAATCGACAAGAAGCTCATCGCCATCATCGGCTTCGAGCAAGAAGGCAGTCGCTCGATGGATGCGACCCACTTTAAAGTAACCACTCAGGGCAAGCTGAACCGCACCGTTGACGAGGTCAAGTGGGCCGCCATCAAGCAGCAAATTCCTGAGCACTTGCGCCCTGTCCGCACCAAGCAGGTGGTTGACGTCAAAATTCTTAGAGCGCTTGAGATGGCACAGCCCGAACTCTACCGCTACGTGTGCGGTGCGCTCATCACCAAGCCTGCCAAGACCAGCATCAAGGTGCAGGAGAAGTGATGCCCTACCAAATCAATACCGTTGCGGCAGTGCAGCGACAGACTGGGCTGAAGATTGGCATCGTGGGCGCCTCGGGTATCGGCAAGACGCCCTTGGCTCTCACAACGCCTAACCCAGAGCGTACACTTATCGTGGACGTTGACCGTGGCCTTAAAAGCCTGGGCAGCGCAGCCATCCCTGTCGTTACCGTAGATGACCCCAATCAACTCACTGAGATTACGGCTGACCTGAACGCCGGCCTCGGTGGCTCCTTTGATTGGGTCATCATTGACGACACAAGCGCAGTCGCGGACCTTTGGCTCGCAGAGGCTCGAGTGCTCTTCCCCGGCGATAAGTGGCCACAGTTTGAGCACGTCGCGCGCAAGACCATCGAGACGATTGTCGGTTTTCGTAACCTGTCTCAGCACGTCGTCTTTATCGCTAAAGCTAGCCAAGACCAAACAGGCCAGTGGGTGCCGCACTTTCCAGGCAGAAAGCTTGAGAAGGAGTGGCCCTACTTGCTCGACAGCATCGGCTACATGCGCGCAGTCGTCGACGACAACGGCACGCCGCGGCGCTTCATTCAGTTCCAGCCAGACGGTGAGTACCAGGCAAAAGACCGCAACGGACGCCTGGCTTACGAAGAATGCAATCTAACCAAAATCGCCGAGAAGATTTTTCCAAGCGAACAACAACAACCACAAGGGGAACTAACCCATGACATTCAGTCTTGATACTTTTGATATGGAGGCAGCAGCCTCAAAACGCATTGATTACGACCAGCCAATCCCTGCTGGCTCATACCGCTGCAAAATTGTGAAAGCCGAACACGGTAGCAACAAGGCGCAGACGGGTACTCAGCTGTACACCCAATATGAAATCTGCGAGGGCCCCCACAAAGGCCGCCGTCTTCAGACCTGGATGAAGACCTCAAGCCAAGACACGAGTCTCGACATGCAGCAGTGGGTTGAAGACGACAAGGCCTTCATGGCCACGTTGTTCAAGACGTCGCTCGGTCGTAAGCCTCGCCAGTTCTCTGAGCTTGTCGACCAGTTCGTGCAAGTGCGCGTCGGCATTAAGAAGAAGGACAACAGCAATCAAGTGCGTGGCTTTGCCCCTTTGGGCAACGCTGTGCCGGCTGTCCCTTCCATGCCACAGGCAGCTGCGCCCGTGCCGCCAAGCAACGGCGCAACGCAGACGCCACCGGTACAGCCATGGCACTCAGTACCAACGCCTCAAGCAACTGTCGCGACCGTCGCAACTGACGACGTTCCTTTTTGAGTAAGCAATGTTTGTCACAATCAAAGACCTCACTGTTCGCTGGCAAGTGTCCAAAAACACAGTCCTGCGACTTTTAAAGAGCAAAGCGCTGCCAAGCATAAAACTCGGCGGTGCGACTAGAATTTCTGAGACTGCTGTCCGTCGCTTTGAGCGTGACGGCGGCATTTCCAAGATAAGCCATTAAAACTAACCGGATGGGGGCGCCGGCAATCGCCCCCATTTTGGGGAGAGCAACATGACCAGACTTCAAGTCACAACAGTCGCAGCCTTTGGGCTTTCAGTTGTTTTTATCGTGTGGGGGAAAAACACGCAGGCCGACAACTTCTTCATCAGCCGTGTGCAGCCCACAGTACGCGCGACGCTAGCACCTAACTATC